CAATTTGTTCTCAAATCAAGCCGCGCACGATCTGGTCTTAATCACCTGCTTGCTGGCTGGTGCGATCCAGGCTGGCACGGAAGCAAGCTTACGCTCGAACTGAAGAATGAACGGCTGCATCATGCTTTGCCGTTGTGGCCTGGCTTAAAGATTGGTCAAATGGTGTTTCACGTGATGTCCAACGCTCCAATGCGTAGCTACGCGGAAACGGGTCATTACAACAACCACTTGACAGTCATGCCGTCCGTGGCATGAATTGATAAGAATCTTCAGGGCTATGGGTTGGGCTGACTGGATGATCGTCAACCAAAGCCTTGAAGAGGAGTTGGAGTTGGAACGTACCGTTCGAGACGTTAAAAGCTGTGGTGACGAGGATACGTTGAGGCAGCTATGTGTGTCGTTGGTGCGGACCAACTGGCATCAGGCCAAACTGCTCAAACAAGCAGTCGGCCATATCGGTCAGTTTGACGAATCGATGTCCTGTTGAAGCTGAATAACTTTGGAGCGGCGGTTTTTGGCCCTGCCTTCGAGTCTGGCGTCTACAGCGTCTTGCCACTTTTGCTTGTCATTGACTAGAGCATCGCAATAGGTTTGCTCGTCAGTGTTTTCAGCAAGATAGTTGTAGACCAGCTGGCGGATCAAAGCTGACGGTTTGACGCCTTGAGCGTCAGCCTCTTTCATAAAAAGCTCGCCACGAAAGGGCTCAAGAAGGACTTGGATATATACCCGGTTGCCGTGCTTCGTCGCCATCGGCTCTAAAATACTAAACGAATGTTACCATGTTATCGAGTCGTCAACCTTTTTCTTCCAAGCAGTTGCTTGAGCGGAGCGTGCATTGGTGCGTTGACGACGAGAACCTTTTCTGACTTCTCTTGCGCCTTCTAGGAACATTGCAGCCCGTTGAAGGTCAGCTGTTGTCGCTAGTTGGATTGCTCTGTTGAGGCGTTCCATGATGATCTGACGCCCCGATTTCGGTTGCGGCATAACTCATCGCGCCAGCAAGGGTTTGGTGGAACGTTAGCGCGTAGGACTCAGTTAGTACAATCCATTCTTTCTCGTGACGAAAGATTTGAACGTTCATTCTGCATTGGTGAACAAATAGTGCAGTCTCTTGAACTCATGAATTGGGGTTGAAGTCAGGATGCTGACCTCAACGTCGCAGGACAAAGCGTTGATGATTTGTCGCTCCATGTAATCCATGTTGGATTCATATGTCACCTGTTCAACTGCAAGCGGCTTGTCGTCCATATCGAACGAGGTGAAGCGCGTTATTGCCAGGGGACAGTGTTCGTCATTAATCTGACAGTAATGCAGGTGAACGTTTTTAGTCCCCATTGCCGGAACGGAAGAGTTCGTTGAAGACAGTGGCGACAATGCTTTCAGCCTGCTGTCTATCCAGACCATAGCTGGATCGACGACGAACCTTCGTAACAGCTTTGTGAAAATCATTGGTGGTGAGGCCCAGGTGATTGGGTGGTTGCATGAGGCGCTCACGAATCAAATCTGACCTGTGAATACCTTTTTCTCTGGCTTCAGCAGAAAGGCTTTCGATTAGCTCTTCTGGAAGGAGGGTTTCAACTTTTTTCATGGGCGGATGTTACTTACGCTTTGGGCGTTTTTTACTCTTTCGAGACGGTTTGACACGCGGTTTGGCTGGCTTGGCTTTGAGGCGCTCAATGGTCTCGTGATAGCCGGGCGGTTCTGGGACGTTTCCACGCTCCAAAATCTCAGTCCAGTTCATCCCTCACGCGCGTATAGATGTCCAGGGTGTCCAGGGCGCTCCAAAAGCTAGTGATAGCAATGGATTTGACCCTGGACACTAGGGGTGGACAGGTTAGATGTGTCCAGCCTCTTCGTTAGA